AAATAAATAATATATCTTTGTCTCATTTTGCGAGGGGACAGAAGACCAATCCTGGTCTGCTTTAGCAACACATACATAATAATCCGCACTAGTAGATACAACATGGGATAACATATCTTCTAAGGTTTTGTGTTTGCCAAGCCTTGATCCAGAAAACTTTAAAACGCCTTTGAAGGGGTCATACACGCCTGACTTTATAGAAAGGCTACTTCCAGTATCCAAAGTCATATCTACACTGACAGAATGGCTTCTATTGGGTTTCCAGTCATTTGAAAAACCTTGCTCTGACAAGATAGTTGCTATTAGCTCTTCCAGATATTCTGATGTACAAGGAAGCCTGTATACGCTATGATGTATTTTTAGTTTTTCTATCAAACCAGAAGTTAAGGTTTCTTTTATTGTATCTAGCACTTCTAAAGTATACTCCATATCGGGATATCAAGCAAGTATAGACATCCATCCTACTAGACGCTATTGAGTATGTACTACTCATATATGTCTTATGTTGGTTTGGTATCTCTATTTTCGGCTTCGTTGTATCCCGCCGAATTTAAGCCAAAACATAATGTATAATAGATTTATTATGACAACTACCGATTGGGCACAATTTATTCTTACTTTGCTTTCAATTGGAGCAATTATAGTTGGTGCTATTCGCTGGTATATTAAAGTCCAGATTAAGCCTATTCACGAAGCGGTATGCGATATTCGTGCCGAAACTAAAACTAACGGCGGAACCAGTATGCGTGATGAGATCAAGGCAATTAAGGCAGAACAAGAAGAAGCAAAGCAACTTCGTAAAGCAACTAGTGATAAACTAGATCATATGTATGACATATTATTTGAATATATTTCTCGCTCTAAATAGAGTTTTCCTTTTTCCTTATATATAATATACTTTATATCTTAAAAACTTATTTACAGTATATTCTTTTCTTTATATATTTTAAGTATACACTATCAATACCCTGGACAATAAAGATAAAACGGACATAAGGTATATAAACAATTATAACAATTTGATAACAATTTTTTATACACTGGCTTATATTTTATTTATGATATAGTTTAAGTATGATACCTAAAATTATTTGGCAAACCTATGAAATAGATTATGATAATTTAAGATATGACTACAAGATGGCTTCTTTAACCTGGAAAAATCTAAATCCAGAGTGGGAATATAGGTATTGTAATGCCGAAGCAAGGAAAATACACGTAAAAGAGTATAGCGATGAGCTTTACTATTATTATCAATACTTGAGCCCAATCAATAGGTCTGATATTTGGAGATTGTGCGTTTTATATAAATACGGTGGGTTTTATACTGATATGGATTCTGTTTGTCAAACTTCCATAGATTACGTTTTAAAAAATTATGTTAAAAATAATAATTTTATCCTTTCTTTCAAAATGCAGGATGGTCTAGCACATACTGGAACAATGGCTTCTTTGGGAAAATCTTATACCGTAAAAAAAATAATTGATGATTTGCTAATAAGGATAAAAGAAGAATTTATAAGAAATGATAAAACAGTAAATTTTACTTTCTATGAAATTTCTAGTATATTTAATAAATATGATAAAGAAATTGATTTTAATTTATCATCAGCATTACACGGAAGTCATGAAGGAGACAAATATGCTTATAGATCAGATTTTACTGTTTTTTATAATGGAGAAGATATAGCATACCGTGATTTAGCAAAAAGAAATAATTGGGATATTTAATAGTTTAATATAAAATATGTTATAATTTTTATGCTAGCACCTAGATTCTACCCCACCCCACTGCGTCTAGGTGTTTAGCCTTTTATTTAATGGTATAATCAATTATTATGTGTGCTCCTACAATAGAGAAATATGGCGCATCGCCAGCTAACATTCAATGGACGGTAGTCCGTGGAGACACAGCAACCCTTCTTGTAGAATTTTTAGAAGACGACGAAATAACACCATTTGACTGCTCAGACTGGACATTTAGAGCAACTGCCTATGATCCAATAGGAAATGTATTAGATAACTTAACAGTAACTTCCAGCGGTAACGAGGTAACAATTACTGCACGAGCATCAGTTACAAAGGATTGGGGAACTAGTTATAGCCAAATTTCAGCAGAGTTAAGATTTGATCTTGAGGTAATTATAGAAGGTGGCAGTGGGCCAAATGCAGATACAGTATGGACACCAGTTATAGGAACTATCTGTGTTTTAAGTGATATGACTCCAGGATTATAATGCCAATAGTAAAAGTTTCAACACCAACACCATTGCTACCGCCAGTTATTAAAATTGGTAAAAAAATATTTAAAACAAAAATAAAGTAGTTAGGATAAGACATGGCCAAAAGCATGGACTTTCCTCAAAAGAAAAAATATCTAGAAACAATCCAAGAGGTTAAAACAACTGAGTATATTGCCGTTCCTGGAATTACTGGAGAAAAGGGCGAAATTGGACCACCAGGACCACCAGGACCACAAGGGCCCAAAGGCGACAAAGGTGATATTGGAAGAACAGGACCACAAGGTGAGCGTGGAGAGCCAGGAAGAGCAGGGGACGGTTATGATAGCCCATCTGGTCAATATCCTGGATGGGCTTATTATGCAAATAAAAATACTCAAGCATATAGGTTGGGTCCAGAAAGAGGAGACGACGGTTGGGTAAATTTTTTCTTAGATATAGACGAATTAAAAACCATTGAAACTTATTTACCAAATAGATCAGTTTCACTATTAAATGCAACAACAAAAAATATAAATTTAAAAACTTTAAAGGTTGGTTCAAAAGTAGACATTAGGTATGATTTTTCTTTAGAAACCTATACCTCAAATACAGAGGTTTGGATAAGAACGCTTTTACGAAATGAAGAAATTTCTCCAATGGGCTATGTTGGATTGCTTAAATATCAGTATTCGTATGACATTTCGCATTGTCAAACCTTTTTTATCAATAGCGATAAAATCAAGAACTACGGAGGACAGCCTCAAATTAGAACTGACAATGAAAGTTCTTTTATTTTAAAAGGTATATATGTTTCAGTATCTTAATGGTATAATAAAGTAGGAGGAATAATGGCATTTCCAGGCACTTATAATTTTTCATACTATCGCGGTGATACCGCTGAATTTGTGATACGACCAAAGACCTCAAGTGGTGCAGCCTTTGATTTAACAGGTTTTTCAGCAGATTTTTTTATTGCAACTGCTAGAGGTCAAGGCCAAACACAGTTTGAAGGACAAGCAGTTGTTAGCGGAGTAACAGATACAGTCACTTGTACTATCTTACCAGGACTTGGAAGAGATCTTGCTGCTGGAACATATGTTTATGATGTTCAAATAAGCAATGGACCATTAGAAATTTATACAATTTTAACTGGAACAATAAGCGTTACAAATGATATTAGTGGAGCAGATAATGAGTCATAGTGGTTGATGTTTTATTAAATACTGAAGATGTTGTTGTTTTAGGTCCTCCAGAAACCATTGATGTTTTAATTGACATTGGACCACAAGGAACTCGTGGAAGTAAGATTATTGTTGGATCTGGTGAGCCAAATGCTTTAACATCTAGTGGAGTTCTTTTAGGACAAACTTTAATATTAAACGATATGTATATCAACACAGCACCTGGAACAGACTATGGATATATGTATCAATATATTTCATCACCTGGTGCAAATACCTGGGTGCCAGTTTTAAAAGTAAGTCCAGCGATTTACTCATCTATAGAAACAGTTTCCTTCACATCTGGGGCAGGTTCAATAACAATTCCAATATCAAGCATAGTAACAGTTACTGGTTCACCACTTACCGCTTCAAATTTTAACGTTCAGTTTCAAATTGAAGGAGCAAATCCAATTGCATCATCAATGGAAATTCCTGCTTTGGCAGGGGCGGGAACAAATTTAGTGATTAATTTTGATGCAATTCAGTATAGTGGTGGAACCTGGTCAAACCTTTCTGGAAGTAAGGTTGTACACTTATTTATCTCAATAGTTTAATAAAAATGGTATAATCTTTATAGAGGTGAGCACATGGCTGTAGAAAACATAGGAAGTTTAGTACCAACCAAAATTCCAGCATTAATTGACGATGCTGATATTCAAGATGCTTTAAGAGCGTATCACTATGGGTCTTATGATTTTGATACCGCAGAAACAGATCCAGCAGAACTTTTAAATCCATCTATTGCTTATACCATTAATGATTTACAAGATCAAATAGACGATCAAGTTGCATTAGAGTTAGCAGCGAGAGATAGTTCAAGAGTAACTACAACTGCTCCAACCGCAGCAGCATTTACAGCATTTTCTGCAACAATACCAGATGGATATATTTGGGTAGATAAAGATGCAGCAGCTCCAGTAGGATACATCTCAGCAACATCTGTATATACTGCAACACAGCCAACAACTGGGCTGGCTAATGGGGTTATTTGGATTAAAAAAGGATCAAGCCCTTTAGAAATGTATGTATATAATTCAGACACTAGTAGCTTTAATCAGGTGATTTAATGCCAACATCATTTAATACAGACGGTAAACCAGGCTTTATTTATAGCGCAGCAGACGATGTATGGTATGAACTGTCTGGTAAAACAGATACTTCTGGAACCTTTGAATGGGCTGGAACACATAATCATCTTTCATCATTTACAACATCAGATACTTTTGTTGCAAAAAAGGGTATAAATAATTATCTTAATCCAGCAGCAAGAAATTCAGCAATTCCATCTCCAGTTTCAGGAACCCTTGCATTTGTACGTCAAGATGCTAGTGGAGCTACTATAAATCAACTTCAATATTACAGCGGATCTGCTTGGGTACAAGTAGCTGCTGACTCAGATCCAACTCCTAACATATTTATGCTTATGGGTTGTTAGTGTGATAGAATAAGCGTTAAGGAGAAAAAATGCCAACAACATATAAAGTACTAGGTCAGTCAGGCCCATCTGCAACAACAGAAACAATTCTTTATACTGTTCCATCTTCTACGCAATCAGTAGTTTCAAGTGTTGCAATTTGTAATCAGGCTGGAACATCTGCTACTTTTAGAATTGCGGTAAGACCTTCTGCAGATGCTACAACTGCTGCTAAACATTATTTGGTTTACGGAACAACTGTTGCTGCAAATGATACAATTATCTTGACCATGGGAATAACCCTTGCTGCTTCAGATAAAATATTAGTGTATGCATCAACTGCAAATTTATCTTTTGCTGCATACGGATCTGAACTTGTTTAAAAAAGATGACAATCTCAAAAGCATCTCTACAGAGTTTAACATTAAAAAAGTTACAATATACAACACCAATTAATGACATTCCAGATGGGGCAACTCCAACTGCAACAGATGTTGGCACATCTCGTGCATTTAATAATGGATCTGCAACTATTACATTGGCTGCTGCTGCAACTGGTGGGCCAGCAACAAATTATACTGTAACATCAGATCCAGGATCATTTACCGCCACAGGATCATCTCCATTAACAGTTACTGGATTGCAATCTGGAACATCTTATACTTTTACATCAAAAGGAAATAGTGCACTAGGAAGTTCTTACTTACCAGGTCCAGTATCAAATTCAATTACAGCAACTACTGTTCCAGATGCACCAGTTATTGGTTTAGCCACTAAGGTTAGTAATACTGTAGCAAGTTTGACCTTTACCCCGCCAGCAACTGGTGGTAAAGAGATTACTGGATACACAATAACATCGTCCCCATCTATTTCAATAACTACTCAAAGTGGAACAACTAGTCCACTGACGGCAACTGGTGCATACATTGGAGGACAATCTTATACTTTTACTATTACTGCAACTAACGCTAATGGCACTGGCCTTTCTAGTTCTGCAAGTCCTGGAGTAATTGTTACGGCAACTTCTGTCCCAGCAAAACCTGCTCCACCAACTGTTACAACATCAGCCCTTGCAGACACAGTAAGTTGGGTTGCTCCAGCAGATGGTGGATCTGCAATTACTAGCTATACCTGGGCTTCATCTGATGGCAAAGGTGGTACAGTTGACGACTTAATAACAAGTGTTGTTGTTGTTCAAGAAGCAAATACTGCACAAACTTATACAGTTTATGCAACAAATGCAATTGGAAATTCTTTAACATCAGATCCATCAGGTACCGTGACTACCCCACCGTTCTTCCCACCGTTCTTCCCATTCTTTCCGTTCTTCCCATTCTTCCCACCGTTCTTCCCATTCTTTCCACCGTTCTTCCCATTCTTTCCACCGTTCTTCCCATTCTTCCCATTCTTCCCACCATTCTTCCCACCGTTCTTCCCATCATTCACATATTCATCTAAGAGATTTAAGTATGCTATACAAAAAATCATTAATGTTGGTTTAAAAAATATTAAATAAAAAAATAACCCCCCAAGGACAAAATCCAAGGGGGGTATTTTATTTAACTTTATTTTTTACATGGATATTTGTTGTACCATTCTTGATACCGTTTCCCATTAAGGGATGACCATGATGACCAATCTGTTCCGCTTTTTGTCATGTAAAGCGCTACTTGTGCATTTGTAACTGGGTTAAATAACTCAGCGTTTGATCTTAACTCAAACTTATCTCTGCGATCTGGACCTAACTCACCTATCATATTTATTTGAAACATTCCATATGAACTATCTCCAGTTTTTAAATTGCCATTAAAAGCAAGTGGGCGTCCGTTGGATTCAGCCTTAGCCACTGCACAAGCAGATCGTAAAGCCTTTCCTTCAAACCCTACAGCCTTTAACAATTCAATCAACTGCCCATCACTTAAATCATGAGCATTTTCGTACTTATCTAATGTTTTCTCCTTAGAAACCAAAAAAGCCCCTTGGAGGGCTGCTTCCGATTCCTGCGTAGTTTTTATTAAAGTTTTAGCTTCAATAGCATTAGCCGAGTTGCTAAAAGGTGCTATCAACCCAACGGCTGCTATCAAACCCAGCCAAACTCCTGTTTTATTTTCTCTCATTGTATATTACCTCCTAGAGTAAAATAACTACCCTTCGGTAGCATATATTAATTGTACCACTATTTGGATCTTTGAGTCAAATTAGAATAATAAAAATAAAAACATTTTAAATGTTGTTATAGTTAGTGGTATAATAATAAGATTATGGCACAATATCGCAATCCCAACGAATCAGCAATGAATCCGCAGCCTACAGCGCCTGCTACATATAATCTTGGAAACATACCACCACTTGTAAACTGGACGGTAGTTATAGGAGATAGCGCTTCTTTTAGAATTTATGTAGAAGATGATCTTGGAAATGAATTAGATTATACAAATGATGAAAGCGGAGATGTTACTGGTTGGGATATCAAGGCAGATTTTAGAAGGTATTCAGACAATGTTGGAACCGACTTAGTATTTAGCGTAACTCCATATGCAACAGTGTTTGATGATCCAGGAGAATTTACCGTAACCATATCACCAGAACAATCCAAGCAATTAAAAACTGGAGATGTATTTGATGTTCAATTATCTGACGCTACTCGTGTTTGGACGGTATGTCAAGGTGAAATGATTATGATAGGTGAAGTTACAGATCAGGAGTCATAACAAATGGCTACTACAACAATCAGCAATATATCAAACTCCGTCTCTCTTCAAGACATAAAACCAACAAAAACACTCTCAAATATAAAACCATTTAACTCAACAGCCTCTAATGTTGCTTTAGGTGCTGTTCTTGCTATTACTACATTGACTAATACCATTGCAGTTTCTGACTTAAAACCAATACCGTCAAATTTTCAAAAGGTAGACTATGCAAAAGTTATTACACCAGCATCAGTTTTGCCATTTAGACTTACAATTACAAACATTGGTATTGAAGGATATAATCCAGCAAATCCACCTGGAATCGGTATTCAGATAATTGGTTTTTCTAACTATATTCTTTAACATAATGATATAATATCTACATGGCAAAGATATCAACCACCAACGTAAAAGCCCTGTTTCAGACAGGCGATAGACCAACTCAGGAAAACTATGTAGATTTAATTGATAGTACTTCTGCTAGGTCTACCGATCTTGGATCAGACGGCAATAACGAGTTAACAATTAATGGAATTGAAAACTCAACAGTATTTGATAGTTTTGCATCAAGTGAGTTTAGATCAATGAAATATATGATCTCACTCAAGCATGTAGCAGGCGGTGCAAATAAGTACGCTGTTACAGAATTAACAATATTGAATGATGGATCAGATGTATCTGTTAGTCAATATGGCACTATTGAAAATGATGGGAATATTGGCACCATCTCTGTTTCAAAGGCTGGAGACACAGTTTCACTAACTGTGGTTCCTGTGGGGGGAAGTACACCTATAACTCTACGCTATTTGCGTATGGGATTAAAGGCCTAACCAAGGAGATAAAAGATGGCAACAGTAAATAAAGATTTTAGAGTAAAAGCGGGACTGGTAGTTGAGGGATCAACTGCGACCGTTAATGGAAAGAATATTATCACAGCAGGCATTGTAGATGCTAAAGGTG